ATGAAGATGTAAACAGAGAGTCCGCCATGATTGCGTCAAAAATGAAACTGGCATTCCACGCTGGGATGTACGTTGCTCAACAGATATTGAAGGAGCGCAATCATGGCTGAAAAAAGATGTGTATATAAATGTGGCGCTTGGAACTGCGGCAGCTATCAATTTAATTTATACAAAGATGACATTGACCAAGGTGAGTTGTGCGATGTGCATTACTGGCAAACAAAAGCACAGCGCCAGTGGGTAGGGCTGACGGATGATGAGATTACTGAAATATACGAGATGGGTCTTGGAGTGCGAGCCAGCATTGAGACTGCCTTGGACAAATTAGAGGAGCGCAACACATGAAAATAGCGAGTAGTGAACTTGAGCATTTGCGTGAAGAAGTGAGGAACTGCCACCAGATTATTAAAGACTTGCAAATGAAACGTGAGTGGGTAGGTCTGACACCCGAAGAGATACTTGATTTGTTTGACAGGAACAATGTCTACGGCAGCAAGTGGATCGAGTTTGCCCGTACTGTAGAAGCCAAACTGAGGAGCAAAAATGGTCACTGAAAACGACGAGTTTGAGCGAATCGAGCGCGAGATTAAATGGCGGAAAGAGAAAGCTGACTCCGACTTGATGGTTGTTTACTCATTGAGGCTTACCAAAAGCCAGCGGGTCAAGCTGCTACAACTCGGTGGGCCGCAGTGGATAAGGAATCAGATTGAAAGATCTGCCTAACTTTGCAGCCTGGGAGAGGACAACGCTAGATAGGTTTGCCTTGGACGCTTACCTACGGCTACAGGCCCAGCAAGAGGCACTTGAGCAGTTGCGCGGTGACCTCAAGGATGCAATGCAGCTACTACGCAAAAACCCGAGTTCCCTGTCGGTCAATAATTAGCGCTTGCCGCCGAGGTTTGTCAGCAATGCTGATATGCGTCCATCCACCACCAGCCACTGGGTCTGAGAATTCTCTGATGATCTGGTCATAGGGCAGCTTGGCTGCAATGATTGCCCTTACCACAGCATCAGGAGCCATCCCAGGAACTTTAAAGTCAGCAGCTAACCCTAGCCTATGTTGAGAGGTGTCTTTGCTGCCCACAGCGTCATTAACAGCCTTGCTGCGGAACGCTGAGTTGATCATGATCGGCTTGCCGCCCAATGTGGTTTTGACAGTCTCCAGAAACTCAGCCAGCCTTTGCAGGTTTGCCATTTCCTGCGCGTTTGGAGTGTTATCTAGGCTACGGTGATCAGTGTGCGTCAGTTCCTCAAGTGTGAAATGCGGTGTCATTTTTTACTTAGCAAATCAGTCTTGGCTTGGGAGCCAGCACTAGAGCCAAAATAATAGGCGATTATCCCCGTCCAGGCTGTACCAAGACTGCCCAGCATCATCAGGATGGCGGGGTTGCTGCTGTCGATCTGGTTGAAAAACATCATCACCATGATGCCAAAAAATCCTAGCGTCACAGCACCAGCAAGCAATGGCGGCATCATTGACCGAGTCGTGGCCTGCATATCTCTTGCGCTCTTGCGGTCTTCAACCTCTAGCTTTTCAAAGTTCAAGCCAAGTTCTTGTGCCTGCTTTTGCAGTTCAATCTCGGCTAGTTTGACCTGGGCAATCTGCTCTGCGCTTAATTTGTTGCTGCTGATCATGTCCTGCACCTGGTCAGGCTCTACGCCAATGGCTTTGGATATAGCTGATACCGCCATGCCAGCTAGGGGGCCACCTAGTGCGGTGGCGATCGTTGGTGCAATCTGTTTGAGCCAGTCCATTATTTCTCCAATAAAAATGACAGGTTTGCGTGGCGGGGGTATTGAACGACTCGCTCACCCTCTGGGCATTTGTACTTGATCGTTGCCAACAAAGTTGCTGCTCCAGGCGCAATCTTTTCTTTTCGCACCATCGTCAACTGGTACGTGAACGTATCAATCTGTGGCCCTGCTGGGCCGCTGAATTTGCTTGCTGTTGTCGTTGCCTCATGCACCATGCCCGATGCGTCACGGACGCTTGGCGTAAAACTTTCCACTGAGCAGTCATCACGCTTTTTGATTCGGGCAACGGTGACAATGATCGGCTGTCCAGCGGCTGCTGTAATTTTGAAATGCTCTGGCGCCCACTCAAGGATGGCCCGGTCAAACCAACCAAACTTATCGGCAAGGGTGTAACCGCCGCCAATGGCTGCAATGCTGGCTGCGACTGCTCCAATGGCCTTGGTTAAGTCAATCATTTTTTCCAGAATTGAACAAATGAAAACACTATCGCCGCCGCCGCCCATATGCCGACGCCACGGTTTACCCACTGATCGACTTTGCGGTCAACGCGCTGCAACATGGCATCTTGCACACTTAGCTGCGCTTCAACAGCACCGATACGGACACCTTGGTTAGCCTGCCGTTCTTCAATCAAGATCAACTTGCCAACGGCATCGGTCAGCTTGTCAACCTTGCTTTCAAGGCGGCGGAAGTCATCGTCTGTCACAACCCTTGTCCCGGCGTGATGTAAACAGTAGCCGCTGCGCTCGATAGGCCGCTGAAGAAAGTGTTTATGTTGAATCGCAGGATCTCAACAGCACCAGGCAGCAGCACAATGGCAGCAGTAGGAACGCCAGCAGTAGGAGCCACAGCGTTTGCCGTTGCAACTGCTGCGCTACCACCAGTACCCAAGAACACGGTTGTCGCTCCAGCATTGATCAAGCGAAACTGTCCAGCATTCTGCGCGTCTAGCTTGCCGTTAACAGGTGCTTGGATGCCGGCCGGCGCAACAGCAGCTGCTGCTACAACGATGGTTTGGCCAAGAGGCGTGAATGCAATTTGTGAATTGTTCATTGTGGTGATTCCATTACTTAATTAAAACTTCGGCCTGTCGTGCCTCGACTTCGTAGGGGTTGGCCCAGTAGCCGTATCGTATCAGCCAGTACCCGTATTTGATAGCGTAGACCAGCTTACCGTCGCGTTGCATCTGCTCCAGGTGCTTTTGCTCGTGACGTATCAATGCTTCGTGGTGCTCGTAGCCTGGCGCCATGTAGATCACGCCCCAGAACGATGTCCAGCCCTGGAAACCAAATGCTTTCATGTATCGCAAGATCAGGCCAGAGGCGGTGCGGATCATGGTTGGACAGCAGCCTTGTAAGCAGCCACCACAGCCGCCGTATGCGTTGCCTTGCAGATAGCCTTCACACGGGCATCCTCGGCGCTGTAGTCATCGCCAGGGGCAACAACGTGGCGGTGGAACGTGCCGCTGATCTGCTTGCCGTTTTCCATGATGCGTGTGCAAACACGAACTTGAACGACGCCACTTTCGACCACTTCAATGCGGTCAACAATTGCAATTTTTTCTAAAGCCATCTTATCGCTCCTTTGTTTCCAAATTAGTCATGTGACCAATTATTAAAGTCTCCAGTCAATCGGACTGGTACGATTTAAAGCGCAGAAATAACAAACGCAAACAATTGATCGTATCTGATTCCATATCGATCACCAGCAGGTAAACGCGGTCTAGATACAATGCCATTTTCATTCAACAGTTCAGGTTGCTCATCCCATTCGTCATAACATAAAACGCCATAACGATTGGCGTCAAGTCCTTCTGTTACAAATGCAGTGATAACTTCTTGAGCGATCACACCTACGTGAATGCGAGCGCCATCGCCCTTCTTCGCCACAGCATCTTTAAACCGAAACTTCTTGACCAGCCCCTTTAGCGCAACAGCCACGCGCTTTTCAGCAGCATCGAGTTCAGCAATATCTTGTTTTTCGCGTTCGTCTGAAGTTTGAATTGTTCCGTTTACAGCCCAAATGTTGTCCCAACGCAAACCATTTACGCCCAAATTTATCGTTCCATCAACAAGCGGGACAAAACCGTTCGCCGCAAAAACGCCCATTTGGGTTGTAGTATTGTTTTGAAAGTATGTAACCGGCGCAGCACTTCCACCTCCCAAGGCAATAAGACCATTTTGATAGTCTAAAAAAACTCTCTCATGTGAATCAGTTGATCGTTTACCTTTTAAATTATTTGCAGAATGTCGCATTGACCATTCCGTAGCCGATGCGCTTTCAAGGACAGACGCTGCGGGGAAAAAAGTGTGGAGAGGATCGGCATTGCCGTTAGAATTTTTTAATCTAAAAACCCCTGCTGATGACGAGCCATTAATAATGTTTCTGTCAGGCGCTGAAATTAATTGGTTATTAAAACCTGATGTAGATCCAGAAAAGTAAAAAACTATACTATTCGCAGCATAACCACCATTGATTACATTAAAAGTTCCTTTAGCTGCCGTATCTCCGACATATAGCACTTTAGATGGGGCTGATTCGTATCGACCTTGTATAAAAGTGTTGTACTGTCCTGCGTTTTCAATATGGTATTCAGGCGTATCGCCCTCAATAGAAGGTTTGTAAAATACGTTATTGTTCTGAATTCCTGTTCCAGACAAAGCTGAAGGAATGGAAATGTGCCGAGTGTCGGCAACATTTGTACCTTCTGCCGAGAAGAAGAAATACCGACCACCATAAAAATTGTTTTCGTTTACATAGCCTCCAGTGTCGCTGCCATAAAGTTGTAGGTTAATTTTGTTGTTAATCAACGCGCCAATGTGATAATCGTTGTAAGCGTTGCCTTCAGAATATGCAGTAACCAGCAAACCAGTGGCAAAGTTCTTAATCTGGTTAAAGAACACCCGGCATGAGTTCAAGTTAACAGTGCGAACACCAATGCCTTGCCCGGCCCATCCGGTGCCGGGCTTGGTTATGTTGTTGATTTCCAACGGCATCCATACGTTTACATTGAACAGGTTGTCCGTTGGGTTTGCGGCGCTTCCGGTAGAAATTTCTACAGCAATCGCAGGCGCACTGTACACGTTAAAAATGGCTTGCGAAAAGTCAGCGTCGCATTTAATGGTGATCTTGGATGATGTTTTAAACGTGCCTTGCCCCACAACACGGACGTCCGCAGCAACAGCAGCATCAATAGCTGTTTGAATGGCATTGGTGCTATCAACAGCGCCTGTCGGATCAGCGCCATAATCAACAATGTTGATCGGCGCATTGGTCACCATTGAATACGAAACTTTTGTCAGTGACATGACTTTTCCTTAAACAGAGTAAGTTATAGCCAAACTAAAATAATTGATGTATGTGTTGGCGGTTGCAAGATATACAGATGCACCGCTAACAGTACAAAATCCACCTTGGCCCGCGTTACCAGGATCACCATAAACGCCCCAACTTGTGGTTGCGCTTGTAAAAGGCAAATTTCCAAAACTGTTTGCAGCGGCAACAGTGATGGTTCCACTCAAATTCGTCATAGCGATGTCAAGCATCACTTGTCGGCCAATGCGCGTGTATTTTCCTGTATAGACAGGCGTTCCTGAAACAACAGTTATACCAACAGGAGTAGGCGTCCAAGTACCTTCTTCATAGTCACTCAGCAACTCGCTTGTGCCTGTGCCCGGTGTGGCAGAAAAGTCGATGCCTTTGCCGGCCGTGCCGATAACCAGGTTGCCATCGACGATTGTTTGATCGCCTGTGCGTATTGATGGGAATCCAACTGTTTTAAGCATTCTGCTCTCCTTAAATCAAGAATTCGATCACCGAGGTGACTGGCGGCGCTTCCGAGAATGTCACATTACCGCCAGCAACCGTATAGGTGTTTTGGTTCTGGTAGACGCCATTGATGTAGATGGCAAATGGTGTTGACGTTACAGGAAAGATCGTCTGCACGCCAGTTCCTGTTGCGTTCGTTGAAACAGAGCCAGAGGCCGCATTGCCGTTCGTGGAGGTGTAGACCACAGTACCCTTGCTGTCCAGCACCTGGATGCTGTAGTCGCTGGCGGCATAGAAGCGTGATGGCGTACCCTGATAAACCGGATACCCGTTAAGCGTGCGAATGGGCTGCGCTGCTGCAATCGTTAGAGCCGAGTCCCAATAGACCGCGATCTGGTTGACCTGGGGGTTTAGATTGACCGTGCCGATCCAGATGTAGCCGTTCTCCAATGGCAGGCCGTCAGCGCCAGCAAATGCTGGGTACGGTGGTTGAATCGAGAGTGCGGACATTACTGGTTCTCCTGGGTGGATTGTCGTTTAGAGTTTTGCTGATGGCAATGCTGGCTGCGAAACATTTGGTTTGTAGTTCAACGCCTTGGTGATTCTGGTCTTAATGCGTCGATCATTTACGTTATCGCGCAGCATCTTCATGCCTTGCATAATTGGCAAAGGAACACCCGAAACCAATCCCATACCTGCTGATTCTGCCAGCAATGCTGCCACGGTACGCGCTGTGCCAGAGTTGTTTATGCTGGTCAGTGGAGGTGTTGACTGGATGTATTTCAAGACCTGGTTCAGGTTACGTATTTGCTCGGCTGATGCCACGCCCATGACCTGATCAAGTTTCCCATTCTGGTCAAAGTCTCGGATGGCTTTGTCAAGTTTTGCGCCACTGATAACCGGCAAGTTGTCTGATCCAATGCCTGATTCTGCTTTTTCAAGCAAATGGCGCACAGTAGCCCCTTGCAGTTCTTTCCAGGCTTGCTGGCCTTCTTGGTCTGGGATGGTTGCCAAAACACGCTTAACGTGCTGAATTTCGCTTGGACGTGCTGTCAGAATAGTTTTGCGAAAAACATCCTCAATTGGCGTCTGTGCATCGGACATTCCTTTTTTCTCAAGTAGTAATCGCGCAACAATGGCACGGTCTTCGTACTTGGTGGCTTGTCGTTTGCGTTGCGCACGCATTGATTTTGTCATTTCACCGCCGATTGGGTCTCCAACTTCGTCGATGGTTCGCTTGATGATGGTGGCCAAGCGTTTGTCGTTTGGATTGGCTGCGCCAATAGCTGAAACAGACTGTCGAAATTCTTCCAACTGGCCCAGAGTTGTGCTTGGCGCAGCGGTCAATCTTCCGCTTTCGTCCATTTGGGCAATGCCAAGATTTACAGCATTTTGACGCGCAGTATCTGGAACTCCCGTCATGCCTGCAACGCCTCGGGCCTGGCTGTTCAAGAACTCCATCACTGGCGTAGTGTCAACCTCAACTTGCGCTTCTGGTGATGCACGGAATTTTTCGTAAAGTGCGCTTGTCTTTTTCTTTTCTAAATTCCACCCAGCCATGAGAGTGTCTACAACTTTGATGCCGGTGTTTGAATAGTCGCCAGTTTCTGCGCCGGTATCGTCCAGCACTTGATTTAGCTTGCCCAAAGCAGCACGGTTGTTTTCCTGCTGGCGAACTAAAAACGGTTCCTGAAATTCTGGTGTTTTAGCCTTCTCTTGTTCAAACGCCAACAGTGGCTGACTCCGTTTCATCTCGCCTTCTGATAAGCGCAAACCAGCCATTTCTGCTTCAGCAGCGCGTTGCAACTCTAATGGCGTTGCAGCAGCTCCAGTTGATCGGCCCGCGGCTATTGGCGTTGCTGGTGCTGGTTCCATGCCTAAAGTCTCGCGCACGGCCGTGGTTGCCGACCGCACTGGCCTAGCAATGGCTTGCCCTGTGGTTGTAGCGGCCTGCTGTAAGGCTTGAGTGCCACGGCCTACAGTTGCCCCAACCAAAGGTGTCGCAAGGCGTGTAGCCTGTCCTAGTGCGTTTAAGCCGGCAACCTGCGGGATAACTGGCGGCAACACATTTGCCAGCACTTGCCCAACACTTTGAACTTGCTCTTGGCCGGCTTGTGTACGGGGTGCGTAGGTCAAGGCTTGAGCGCCCTTTGCTGCCGCTTGCTCTACAGCTTTGACCGCTTGAGGCGTGCCAAATTGCCCAGAAAGAATTTGCTGTGCCAATCCTCCCACAGCACCGCCGATAGCGCCTACCGTGCCACCTGTCGCACCTGTACCCAGGGTGAGTGCTGCCTCCCCTGCGCCAATCAGTTGTTCACCAATGCTGGGTTCGCGTGGTGCTGGTGCAATTTGTTGCTGCGTCCTGGCTGTTGTTTCTTCGCCTTTGGCAAGCTGGTATGCCTGCGCTACGGTGTCAAACTCAGGCGTTCCACGCTTTGCAGAGTTTTGAACTATCCAAGCTGCGTATTCATCTGCGGTGGCCATTATTTGCCTCCACGCAAGATCGCATCTGCTTGAGCGCGAATGTTTCCAGGGGCCGCTGGTGCAGCTGCTGGTGCAGCAGTAGTTGGTATCCGACCAATGGATTCTTGTCGACGCTGTTCTGCTATTTGCTCTGGTGAACGATATTTTTGCGACACATCACCAACAATTCTTTGAGCAAAATCGTTAAATGTTTCACCGGGCTTGGTTGCATAGTCACCAGCAACAAAAGTGTTTTTGGCACGGGTTAAGAGGCCGTTGTTTTGAGATAGCCAGTCAGTTTTGGCGTCATTGATGGATGAATCAATGTCTTGCAATTTAGCCATGCCACGCAAAAACGATCCAAGTGTTGCTGAATTTGCAGTTTCAGGCGGAATGCCTTTGAGTGCCAGCTCAATATCTTTGTCTGTTGCCACGCCTGGCGGCAGGGATTTGATTGCCACCGTGTTTCGAACGCGAGTGTATTCATTCCTGATTTGCGTCCATTCGTCTTGCCGGCCGCTGGCTTTTGCAAACCACTCTGTGGCAGATGTCAATGCTCCTTTGCCGCCTTCTGCTGACTCAATCCGCTTGGCCAAATCGTTGAACTGGACTGCGGCCTGTTTTGATGTAGATGCCAAAGTAGCCGACTCGTTAATCAGCTTCCTGGCCTCTGGCGGTATTTCAGTAAGTCGAGTTTGAATGCTTGACATCTTGTCGGCAACATCAGCTGCCGTCTTTTGTGTATCAAGATTAAGCCGCGCAGAGCGATCACTGACCTGACTTTGCAGGTTTTTAACGTCCCAATTTGTTTTGTTAAGTCCAGCTTGTGCAATACGTTCAGCAAAATTAGCAGTAACTAGGGCTGCATTTGCCTTTGCCTTTGCTTCAATAAGTTCGCTTGGTGCTTTTGCTACAGCTCTGGCTTCACCGCCAACACTTGCAGCGGTCAATGCGCTTTCTTTTTCTGCTTGTCTAAGCCTTAAATTTTGTTCAGCCACCAGTCGAGCAGGAGTGTCTTTTGCCTCTTCTACTTTCCTTTCCGCATCAGCCACAGCCGCATCCGCCTTGGCAACAGCTTCTGCAAGTACGCTTGGTTCTAGTTTTACCTTCCTTGCCTCTTCGCCAACACTTGCGGCAGTCAGGGCGCGTTGCTGTGCAGCCTGTGCAACACGGAGTTCTTGCTCTGCTGCTAAACGTGAAGGGGTATCAGCTGCTTCAAGAACTTTTTTCTCTGCATCGGCAACTGCTCCCTTTGCATCTGCCACGAGTTTGTCTAGTGTAGGTTTTGCTTGTGCTTCTTCTCTGCGTGATTTCCGCACATTGGCAATGCTTTCATACCAGTCTTTTCCAAAGGTAGCGCCACCCATCAGTTCGACGCTTTTGATGGCTTGATCTGGTGAAACTTCAGCCAGCTTGAGCGTGTCTTGCCATGCCTTTTTTTGCATGGGGTCTGTCTCTGCTTCTGCGTATTGCCGTAACAGTTGCTTGGCAGACTCTGGGTTTGACTCCAATGCTGAAAGCACTTGACCAGTAAATCGTTTTGACGTTGCCAGCTTTTCATCGGTCATGGTTTTGCCAACAGCTTGCAGCGCATCAAATTGCTGCTTGTTAGCGCCCATGAACAGGCGTTCCAGATTTTCGTACTTTCGTTCTGCTGGTGGCGTTGTAAAAAATGTGCTTATGTCAGTCTGGTATCTTTGTTGCTCGGCTTGTGCCAATGCTTGCTGAACACGTTTCTGCTCGTCTGCTTCGCGCTGCGCGTAGATGTTGGCAATGCCAGTGCCAAGCTGTAAACCCTGCACGGCCTGTGCAAACGGGTCTTGGACGTTTTGAAGGTAATTGATTGGTTGAACCATGATTAAAATCCTGCCCGTTGGCCGCCATAAGCGCTGCCCTGGCCAATGCTGTACCCGTTGTCGCTAACGGCCGGTGGCAAATTTGGCAGGCCTCTAGCAATAGTGCCAAACATTCCCGGAAAATTAAACGCTTGGCTTTGACCCATGATGCCGCCAGCCTGGGCTGCACCTTGTTGCCCCAAAAGATTGGCAATGTTTGCGCCGGTTTGCGATCCAGCCGTGCCAACACCAGCTGCTGATGCCTGGCCAATCCTCGCAAGTTCGCCCGTTGCGCTCAGTCCACTTGATGCCAGGTTTTGCGCTACCGTGCCGCCTGTTGCTGCCAAACCGCCAAGCCTGCCATATTGTTGGTTGATCAATTCGTTTAGCAATTGTGGGCGAAACTGCGCCAATGCTCCTTGAAGATTTCCGCCACGCAATCCACCTGTGGCCTTGCTCGGTCAAGGCTTTGAATTGCTCTCCGCCACTAATGCCTGCAATGGCTGCACGTTGTGCTTCCGGGCCTCTGAGACCGATTAAAGCCTGTTGCTGCTCAAGTGCTGGTGCGCCGGCCTGCGCGTATTGTTGAAGTGTTGGCAATGCACCAGCGCCAGCTTGTTGGTAAGGTGCATAAGCCCCGAGCGCTCCGCCGCCAGCCTGGACGTAAGGCGCAAGCAACTGCTGGACAACTTCATTCTGCCTACGTTGCTCATCAATGCCGGCCTGGGCTGCACCTGCTTGTGTTTCTGATGCGCTTTTGGTAGCGCTTGACGTCATTTGACTGCCAATTAGACCGCCTCCCACCGTTAGGGCTGTTATCGGATCAGGCATGATCAAACTCCTTCATGTAATCTTCAAGTTTTTCACCGTACAGCGCCATAATTTCATGCGCGATCTTGGTCGCTTCTTGTGTGCCGTGACACAGTGCAACCGCCATTAGCACTACATCGTAATACCCAGCACGCCAAACAAACGACTTGGCATCTGCTTTTCCAGTGCGTTCAACATGATCTGAGGCTTGCCATTTCAAAATGGCGGTGGCCACAACTGGCGCTAAATTGTGTGAGTTGGCTATCCAGAATGAATTCTGATTCATGCCAACCAGCGTATTCCAAATCGCTGCATTGAGGTCTTCGCGCTCAACTGGTTCACCGTCTGCCACATCGTCAAAGACCTGGATGGCCCCATATAGCATGAGCAGCCAATCAACGGCTGGCGCTGGCAGAATCCTTTGCAGATTCTCTTTGAGCCAATCAGTCATGCACAACTCCTGTTAAGGGCAGGCCGCTGGATGCCATAACTCAGCATCATCATTTTCCCACATTTCATCATTCCGTCAATCCATCTCAGATTCGCGCTCTTCCCACGCCTGACAAACCCGCATATCGTTGCAGATGAAATTCAGCTTTTCGCAGTGACCTCTGAACCCTGCGCCCTTGTCGTAGGTGGCAAGCGGGATGCGCTCGATCTTCACTTGGGTCATAAAGTTGTTGTCGTAGTATTCGCAGTTGGAGCAATGCTTGCGCCGTGCGTCCTTCTCATTGCACTGCATAGCCGCGGCCAGCCCCACATAAAACGGTTTGTTTGCGCCGGGTTCATTTGTCGGCACTTCGGGGCCGTAGTTCCAATCTTGGACCGCGATGGCGTAGTTCTTCTTGTTCTCGCCTGTAGTCAAGAATTCTTCATCCATCGGCAGGCCGGCGAAACCCTTCGGAATCATCATAAATTGTTTCATGGCTGTCCTTTAAGTGATTTCGCGGCCTGATGCGCGGATGGTCAATGATGTGGCTGCACTGGCAATGGTGGAAATAAACCCTGATGGCTCCAGCGCCTGTCCTACCAACTCGGGGAATGTGTAGGTCTCGTCTGGTGCAATGCTGCGAGCATCCACGATCAGATTTGATGTAGCTGCGCTACCTGCTGCGGTCACCAGGTTGACGCTGATCGTGACATTGCCGGCCGATGTGTTGGTGGCGGTGAACTTGTCAATCAGAGCCTTGCAGTTGGTGGCTGTGTACTGCGTGGTTTGTGCGTTCTCTGCCTGTTTTGCTGGGATTAGCACCTTGATAGATACGGTCATTGGATACCTCCGATATTGTTTGAAACTGTAAGGATGATGGACGGGATGCCTGGATGCGGTGCAGCCGCAGCAAAAGCAGCAAGTTCAACAGATAAATCAGTCACTGAAAACATGATTTCTATATAGTCCGAAGACTTCAGATCAAAAAAGTAATTGAGTGAAGAAAATACTTCTGCATTGTTACCCTGCAATCTGATCTGGCTTGCACTGTCGGTTACATCAACTCCATTCAGCCGAAACCAAACGTAAAACTCCGCAGTGCCACCACTTGTTTTGTCAAGCTGAATAGAAATCTGAAAATCGTAGATGCCTGCGGTATCCACCATCACCCTCGATGTGGTTGACAAGAACACCCCTTGGCTGAGATCAGTCGTGTTAAACGTGACTGCCGTGGCCGTGTTGATAACCGTTGCTACCTGTGTTGTGGTGTCGTAGAACGATCCGTAACGGCTGCGCTTGAACTCTCGCGGGGCTGGGGTCATCTGCAACCCTTCAACCGCGGCTGTCAGTTGAGCGATTAGGGCCATTGCCTGGTTGACTTTGTTTTCGGCTGACGCAATGCTGATTGAAGTTTGCTGTGTCAAGGTTGCAATCTGATCCAGTGCCAGGGTGGTCTTGCCATCAATGATTGCTGCGCTGACTGCTGCATCTTGACCGAGTGCGCTGATCTGCGCTAGTGCGTTGTTTGCATTTGCTGCTGCCGTGTCTGCCTGATACTCAAAATCAGTCCCGATGATGACTTGTAAGGTGTCAACCGTCGAAAACAACAACTCAAACTGTCTGATCTGCTGCTGGTCGGTCAAAAACGCCGCAAGCTGATCGCGCGTGAGATTGAGCCGGCGAGAAATAGGCGCGGTTGCCATCAGTAGGCCAGTGCTTCAATCTGCGCTTCCAGGCGCATGAATGACAGGTGAGCGTCACTATCGCCACGAAATCGCTGGATGCGCCAGTTCCTCATATGCCCTTGCTGGAACCATGCCAGGCGCTTGTTTGAGCCTATCGTGCCGACGCTGATGCTGCGGTCCTGGCTGTAGGCCTTGCCGTCAACACTGTAGCTGGTGCTGATCTGCGGATTCTTTCCAAGTGCCACGCTGCCGGTGAGACTGACTAGCTCCAGCTCGTTGAAGATTGCGCCGTTGCTTTCGTTGTAAACGATGAGCGTGCCGAATTCCCAGCGAACCTGCTGGCCCCAATGATGGCCGGTGTCTTGCACAAAATAGCCGATGGTGCTGGACTGTGGATCTCCAATCATCCATTTGTCGTAGACCCAGACCATATTGCGTGCGCGGTATTGGGCGAAGCCTGCCAAGGTGGTGGTGAGCGTAAACCAGACTTGATCTTCTAACGCCTGAGATGCGGCTGCGTCATAAACGATAGTGCGGTCTGGAAGGTGAACGTACAGGTGCTGATGCGCCTTGTCGTTGCGTGCCTCCAGCTTGACCAGAGCCAGCTGCGCCTCGCTGTAGTTCAACAGCAGGTTGTCAATCTCTTGCGTGCTGATTTTCTGTGTGGTGGCTGCTGCGCCAAGGTAGATGCCTGGTGCTTCGTTTCGGCCACTACCGAGAAAGGCAATGCGCTCGATGTAGACGCAACAGGCCTGTGTGCCAACAACGCCTTTTTGTAGCTGTGCGCCATCAATCCGAGCAAATGGGAATAACTCACCTCCCACGTTGTCGAATACTTCCACGGTGTTTCTGTTGAGCGCATAGACCTCGTTTCGCAGCTTGAGCAAAGCCACTACGGGATCTGGGTCCACCTCTGAACTGCCGTACTTCAGTGGGTTTACATCAAGCGGGTTAGTCAACTCTGTGACAACCAAGAACTCGCCATCGGTGGTCATGAAGTATCCATCCACCCAAACCACATCAAGCACTACGCCAAGGTCGGGGTCTGTCACTTGTGTAAGTGTTGTGCCACTCCAGTAGTACAGGCGGCCACCTGATGCGATTGCTAAAAGGTCGAAGCTGTAATCAAACGTCACCAGTTCTGTTGTCGGCCCACCAACATCGCCCAATTCGGTAACAGTGCCTGCGCTGTCGATCTCCACCAGCTTCGTACCCATGACGCGATACAAATTGCCTTGCCAATTGATGCCACCGCGGTCAATGCCTGGGCCTGTGCCGTTGGCCACAAGACCGTCACCAGGGCGAAGGAATCCAGCGCTGATGCCTGATTGCTTTGGCACTGGCACAAAGTTGACGGGATAGCTTGTACGCAGCTCCGGTGTGCTGTCAGCATAGATGCCGTTCAGGATGGGAATTTGCATTACTTCGCCTTATTCCGTGCGCTAATGCGTTTTGCCTTGGCCTGTGCGTCAGCCTTGCTGGATGCGCCCCACGCCCTCAGACTCAGCAGCAGTCGAGTCGGTTCGCCGTCTTTGTACTCAGGGCCAGCATTGCCACCCATACGGGCCAGAAACGATGCCCTGCGCGGATTGTCACCAGACTTGACAGGAGGCTTCAGATTCATGCCCTCGGCCCTTGCAGCGGCCCTTCCCTTGGCGTTCAATCCACCTTTGGGGTTCTGGCCTTCTTTTCTGGCAAAGGCTGGCGTCTTCATTACGCCACTACCGCACCACGGAATCCAACAACCCACCAATCAGTGCCAGCAAACTGGAGCGTTACCGAATCTCCAACAGCATTGAAAGTAACTGTAGTTGCACTTCCAAGGTTGGTCGGTGTCAAAACACCAGTATCGCCACCAGCGGTTTCCGCGACATAAATAACTGTCTTCAACTGCCCTTGTGCACCATCTGCAAGAGTCAACGCATTGCCTGCTGCGGTTGAAGTAAAGGCGGTGGCGAGGCTGGTGATATTTACCGCTCCAGGGCCACTCAATGCCTGTACTGTTCCTGATGCCCCAGTGCCACCACTTGCGACTGCTAGAGCGCCTGTTACGCCCGTTGTAAGTGGCAACCCTGTGCAATTGGTAAGCACTCCGGACGTTGGCGTTCCAAGAATTGGAGTCACCATAACCATGCTGGTCGAGGTGCAAGCAGAAATAACGCCGCTAGCTACTGTTCCTAGCGCAGGCGTTATCAAGGTCGGGCTGGTGTTGAACACCAACAGGCCTGTGCCGGTCTCATCCGTCATTGCCGCCCGTAGGTTGGCGCTGGATGGCGTTGCCAAGAAAGCCTGCATGCCAGCCGCATAAACCGTCTCGGCATTGATCTGATACCAACTGTTCGTCGGCTGATAAAACCTGATTGCCGTTGCAG